CCTTGCACACCTTGTGTGCCTTGAGTACCCTGTAAACCCTGTAAACCTTGAAGGCCTTGAAAACCCTGAATACCTTGAGGTCCTCTATTTGCAGTTAAATAATTATCAATTTCAGAAGCCAATGCATAGATATCCCTTGGAACATCGGGAGTATCAGTATATTGAGGGTAATTAAAACCCTTGGTGGTTTGTAGGCTCATATGTTATAAATATACCACACTAATAAAAAAATGCATTTATTTAGACTTTATAATCTTTCTAAATTATACTTTATTGATGATTTATAATGCTCTGGAATATCTTCTTCAATTAATCTATTAAATATAATTTTAGATTCGTCTCTTCTTCCAATCCACCAGGCTGATACAGCTTTTTCAAATTCTAGGCAATACCGACCATAATACTCAACATCTATTTTAAGGGAATCAACCTTTGAAGTATGAAGTAATCCTAATTCAGCAAACATATAACATTCTTGCCATTTTTGAGATCTTTCATAATATCTAGAAAGAACAAAGTAGGCCTCTGGTCTATTAGGCATATATTGAATTGCTTGAAATAGGGAGTTTTCTAATGTATGCTCCCGCCCACTTTGATCTGCAACACAATATGAAATTCTAATTAATGATGCATAAACTAAAGACGGATGAGAATCAAATCCATATTCTGCAGTTCTTAAATAAAATGACATTGCTGCAGCAGTTTGTCCAATTGCTTCATACTCTTTTGCAATATTAAAATTATGTTCTGGATTAAACATATCATTAGATGCATTGTAAATTAATTCTTCAATTGTTTCCATATGTCAATGCCTCCATAATCATTTCTTCAACAACATTTTCTGGCACTTTCAAAACAAATGCTGCATTATCACTAAATCCAAATGTTAACAATAAATCATTTTCAAGTTTTGCTGCACCTGCACAAAATTCAATATATGCATCAAGGAATGAAAAGCTTTCTGGAGATAGCCCAACTAAATTATAATCTTTATCCCAAACACAAAGTCTATGACGATATGTACCATTCTTCTGATTAAGATAATTATTCCAAAGATTTACTTCATGAGATACTGAAATGTTATATTTATCATTCCAAGGAATCATTGCAGATCCGCCTCGTTGATCTACAAAAGTTTTTAAAGATTCTTTATTAGAAACTTGTTCAATATTTGGCGGATTTTCTGGAAGTGCTTTTACAATTTCAGTAGGTGAAGTCCATTTAACAAAATGAAATGGTTTGTCTATAATAGGATACCAATTCTTTTCACAATATGAAGAGTCATCTCCAGTTGTAGGGATTCTTACTCTTGATACTTCTTTTGCAGTCCACTTTTTCTTGTTAAGTTTAATTTCAGAATATTCCATACGACCTTGACCATTTGTAGTTGTATCTCTACGAACGCCAATTAAATAATATTTATTATCCCACTTAACAATACGAGCATCTTCTAATCCCACAAATTCCCAAAGTGGCGGGATATCAAGACTATTAGTGTCAACTAAAGTATAATCAGTCATATTTAAATCTTTATCAAGTCTACACAAATAATTATGTGTTCTAAGATTCATATCTTTTTCTGGATGAAGATATGCCAAAGGTCCCCACGCTGAAGGAAATTTCATATCTTTTTCAGCATGATATAACGAATAATTAACATGTCTTAGATTAACTAAGATATCCCCATCATCATCTATAAATATGGAGGGATTCATTAATCCTGTACCTTTATTTAATCCTTCTTTTATAACAATTGGTGCTAACTTACCACCATTTTCAATAGATCTTTGAACTAGATTCACCTATTTATTATATCCTATTCTTGTAGATCTTGTAAAGTTGCTTTTGATATAAGAGTATTATTTTTTTCTTGAGTTAATCTTTGAACTACAAATATAACAGGCAACCATTATCCCAAATCTGTGTCGTAATACATTAACTGTGACATTTATTCTCCTGAAATAAGAGTTTGATTGATAAGAGTATAGCTACCCTGCCCACATTGAACGCATACGGTATTAACCTGTGGGTCATTCACATTGCGTGTCTCCATGTAGCCAGTATTGCAACAGGTTGAAAGGTATTCGTATCTGTAATTCATTATTGCTCCTTAGTAGTAAAGAAAGACAACGCCGTTACCACCATTGCCAGCAGTACCAAGCGTAGAAGCACCGCCTCCACCACCAGCCAGCAATTTTTTTACCAGTATAATCTATTCCTTTGTAAATAGGCTTAGTGTTACCTTTGTATGCTTTTATTACCATATAACAATTATAGCATAATTATCAGAATACAGAAGTATTATTTACCAATATCCACAATATCGCATTCTCCAGAAATACAGGCATAATTTTGAGATCCTGTTGTATTGTCTTCATATTCATATAAAGATAATGCTGACCAATCAATATTTTTTGGCATTTTAGAGTGTGCTTCTTCATATTCTTCTTTTGTTATCTCTTGGTAGGGAGCTTGAACATAAGAATGGTTAGACTTTGGTAGAAAAGAAATTCCTGACACTTCATCAAAATTTTTATATACCCAAGCACCTACTTCCATCCACTCATCTTCTTTTACAGATACTGTAATAGAAGGCTTATGCTCACACCAGTGGCGTTGGTATACAAGCCATACCTCAAGCTGCTGAATTGCAGAAAGCTTATCTCTAGTAATGGCATGCTTTGGTGCCTTTACTGGAAATGAAAATACGGTTGTATCATTTGGCTTCATTACATCATCTTCGGCAGGAATACCCGTATCCTTAAGAAATTGTGTAATTGGATCTTTCTTATCCCCACGAACTGTGCGAATATAATAATCTGAATGCCATGCATGCATTCCTGAAGACACCCCGACCAATTGGGAAACTGTACCTGAAGGCTTAACGCAAGTTACTGCTGCTGATGCGGGAATCCCAATTTTCTCTGCTTCAGCTATATTTGTCATTACTGCTTGTTCTCTAAGATCATCTAGAACTGTTGAAAGCTTTTCTAAGCCTTCCTGACCTGAGAAAAACTTATGCCCAAATTGACCAGTAAGAGAAACTCCAAGTAGGCGTTCTTCTTCTGTATTATCTTTCCAAATTTTACGAATATATTTGAAATCTGTAAGTGTTGATTGCCAAGTTCCTAGAACAGATGCCAAATGGACTTTACGAGCAACATCTTCAACAGTATCATGCTCACGGAGAACAACCTCTGACAAATTACAGAATTGATAAGGACGAAGAATAATCTCAGAGCATGGATTTGTTCCATAGTGAATATCTGGGCTTCTACGACCATATTTTGCTGCTTGTGCTTGTGCTGCTGCTACGTTATAGATGCCACGCTCACCAGACTTTGAATCATAAAGAGATTTCCACTCTGCAATAAACTGCTGCATCTCTGGCTTACGTGAATATGCTACAGAGTTATTAGATAATGCACGTTGAGAATTCTTCTCCCACCAATTACCTGCCTTAGCCTGTGCCATTTCAATATCGTTGATGTTTGAAAGTGAAATCATTGCTGAACGACGAACACCACCAACAACAACAACTTCACCAATCTTACACATAATGTCATGACATTCAATTGGCTTTAGTTGACGACCAAGTGCTCCTTTGAATACTTGAATTGTAAAATCAAATAGATTTACTAGTGGTTGAGGTCCTGATGATCTTCCACCCATTGTTTTAAGACGAGCACCTGAAGGACGAACCTTGCTAATGTCAATCTGAGGAATCTGTCCAGCCCACAATAGCCCTAGAAGCTCTCTGTAAGCCTTTGCCCAACCTTCCTTAGAGTCTCCGACTATAACAGTTGTAGAAGACTTCTCAAGCGTTTCTGGAAGGGCGGGAAGTTTATTGATGTACTTATACTCAATAGAGAATCCAACACCAGTTCCACACATAAGAATATACATTGCTTCGTCAAATGAACGAGCATTATCTACTGGAAGAAATGCACAGTTATATCCAGAAACATTTTCTCTTTCAAGTGCTACTCCTGCAGTCATAACAGAACGCATTGATGGCATTACGTTGCGATTAAATACTGCATCACGAAGTTCTTCAACAAGATCTTCATTTGGAACATAATTATGTTTTGTCTTCAACTGGTGAAGCATAAAGCTAAAGTAACGGTCTACTGTTTCACCCCATGTTTCACGACGATTCTCATCTTCTAGCCAACGGGCATAGCGAGAAAGTGCAATAAAATTTTCATACGGGTTTTCAATAGTTTTAGACATGTTACTCCTTGGATTTTAGATTTAGAACTTAAGTGTACCACAACGATTTTTACAAAATCAAGTTTTTAAAGATTTTGGTAAATTTCGTTTAGCCTTTGAACAGCAGGCTTGGTAACTTTCTCCCAGTTGTAATCTTTATGCACCAAAAAGGCATTTTTGTAAGCTAGGTCACTATATTTTTCATAGTTCTCAGCAATGTCTTTCATATAAGAAATTAATTGTTCATAACTTGGTCTATACATATCTCCAGGATGTGTCTGAGGCCAATGTGAAGAAACTTTTTCAGAATCAAGTGGGGCTGTTATATATCTTGCATATGATGCCCAAGCACTTGTACAAATTGTAGGAATACCTTTAGCCATTGCTTGAAGCGGATTAAAACCAAACCCTTCTCCCCATGATGGATAAACAAACACATCACAAAGATCATAAAGACCATTCATTTGTTCAGTTGACAAAAATGATTCTATAGTTTTTATATTTGGATAAAATGCCCCAGGAGAGCCTTTAACTCCACCATTAACTGGATCAAAAATTGCAGTTGTATTTATTTTGCTACATTTTAAAACTAACTCAAAGTTTGGATCATCTCCAAAAAGTTCTGTAAATGCATTAACAACCATTTGTGCATCTTTTCTAAATGCTGGTTCTCCAATATGTAAAAATCTAAAAGGACGGTCAGGTGAAATTTTTCTTTTTAATGGAATCCACTCATCTTCAATTCCATGCTCATAAACAAAAACGGGTTTATCAGTATGTGCTTTAAACATTTCACCACACCAAGATGATGTAGTCCATAATTCATCAATATCCTTTGATAAAGGATCTTTCCAACTATCAAAAATTCCAGTTGACTCCCAAGGAGTGTATCCGATTTTATATTGTTTTTTTCCAAACCTGTACTGGTCGGGCTGCACAAAAGAAATACCAATTTTAGCTTTAGGTGATCCTATTAAACATTCAACACCTTGCTTCTCAAACTCTTTAAAGATATGATAGGATGCTTCCCCATAACCAACATTACGATCCATAAATTCTGGAGCACCTGTAAATGAAACTTTCAATATAAAACCTTCCGACAAAACAATTGTATCATTAATAAATTATTTGCTATATATTATATATATTATTAATTTGTTTTACTTCCTATGACTTCCAGATTTTTTGCATAAGAACCCTATACCCTTATTCTAAAATTGAATAAAGAACCCCGAAATTGTCAGGTTATAAATCCGCAATTCATCGGTCTAAGCTCTGCTACAATCTGAAAGTAAACACTTCCGTCATTCTCGCACCTGAAGTTTAACCCTTGATACTATCTCCAAAACTACTCAGGATTCTGATTGTATCACAAGGATTATTGAAATGTCTACTGAACGGCGGGATTGACTCTAAGGTTACTACGTGGTACTATTAAGTTCTACTCTTTACCCCAGGAGGTACATATGAATAATATGAACAAAGCAAGGATAAGAACAACTTGGTTGACAATCAGTACCACAATTCTGATGTTGATGTTCGGCTTGAGCAATCATGCAGAAGCTCAACCACAAGTTAAAGTGCAAGAAGCAGTAGTGTACAGCAAAGAAGTATTATATGTTGATAAATATGTTAATCTAGTTAACATTAAAAACGTTATTAACATTGATATTAAAAAGAGCAGTAGGAATACAGTTTATTTAGTTAATGATCTGGCTTCTAATAGTTCTTTTACAATGCCCTCATATAGCAAATTGCTAAATTTAAAATCAAGAGTAGACAAAAGGGTAATAATATCAAGACTAGCGAATGGTCTTATGTCTGTTGAAACTGGCGGGGTTAATGCATATTATCGCAAATCCTATTCTAGTTCAGCAAATGGAGCTTGGCAATGGATGCCTAGTACATGGAATAACTATATGGGTTATAGTGAAGCTATTAATGCTCCAGAATGGGTTCAAGATAAAAGAATAATTGAAGACCTTAATTACGGTTATTCTATTTATCATGATTGGGAAAAAGTTATTGCATCACATTTATATCCAGCTTACGCTAATAATAAATTGTTATGGGATAAAAAAATACCAGGAAATCCAACTATTAATCAATATGTGACTAATGTATTCAATCATGCAAATATAATATTGCCAAATAATTAATTATGCTCCACAAGCAATTAATGTTATATTTGCGATTTACCTATTGATTTAGAAAAACCTAGAAAAGTAGGTGTTTTTGGTTGGGAAGAAGGTCTTCATATTGACCATGTAATTCCTATAAGTAAAGGTGGAGATGATACAATAGATAATGTTAGACCAACTCATGGTAAATGTAATATTTCAAAAGGAAGTTCATTAATATGAAAATTCAAGTTTTCTCACAGTATTACAATTTAGCACAGGCGGGTAGGGTAGAACCTCTCGCCTGTCCTATGCATCCATCAGATGAACCAATCTACCCCCTGATTCATACAGAGGAAAATTACAAAATTGTGCTACAATGTTTAGCATGTGGATATAAAAATATGGTTGGTCAACAACTATATGAGAATATACTTGAAAGAATTAAGAAGGTAGAAAATGCAAGAGCCTAATGTTGGCGATTATTTTGTAGTTCACACTACGGGACCTTCAGCAAGATTAATTCAGGTTGGTAACTGGTCTATTTGGAACCACGCTGGTTTATATCTTGGAGATGGGATGATTATTGAAGCCCGTCCGACAGGAGTAAGTTTAGCTCCATTATCAAAATACGATAATCATGAGATTATTTGGTCTACTGGTCATGACTCGCCGTTCACTGAGGCGGAAGCGGAAGAACTCCGCAGATTTGCTCTAACTTTTGTTGGAGACTCATATGGCATTTGGTCAATTATCGCATTAGGCATCAAGTGTCTGACATTTGGCATTCCTTTGATTCCTGCAGATTGGTTTGCGGAAAAGGAGCATAGTGTCATTTGCTCACAATTGGTTGCTTGGGTTTGGTCTCATGTGGGCAGAAGAGTGTCACATAAGAAACATGCTCTTGTAAGACCGAAGGACTTGGCGGAAAGATTGAGCGGTAAGGGAAATTCACGCTCAAATTAATCTATAATGGCTAAAATATACATTGAACGTGCATATATAGAAGATTATGATGAGTCGGAGTCATATCAAATATTGTTTCACGTGAAACATGGCAATGAACATACATTTGCTGGTAAGGTAGAATTAGATAGAGATATTCCTTGGATACATCTACAAACCGCCGAAAATGGAGATTTACTGATCAACAACTCGGCGGGAATGGAAGATAACAAATGGGATCATATAACCAGAGAAATAGTAGGAGATAATGGCTGAATTAAAAGATATTAAGATTAATGTAGATACTACTAGTGAAGTTCTAGAGAATATAAGAGAATTATTGGGTGCTATCTTTATCCAGTCCCAGCGTAATTATGATGTTCTTATTATGATTGCAGATAAGCTAGGAGGAGATACTGATTCTCTAATAAGGCTTCATGCAGAAGGACAAGTCCTTGCTCCCGCCCCTTCCTTTATATTTGAAAATGATGATGAATCCACTCAGTGATCTATGTAACTCTATTCTTTACAAGATAGAGGATGATAGTAATATTGCTCATGTTTATACTGATAAGTATTATTTTATGATTCCCGCCAAGGGTTTAGAGCATCTTAAATATGGCTTAGAAGCCCATTATAAGCAAACACACCTTCTAGAATCATTCTCTGATGAAGAGTTATCTATCCTGCAGAAAAAACGTCCTAAAAGAGACTTTATGGCTGAAATAGAGTATCAATTAGAGAGAAAAGACTTTGTTGGTAAATATATAGCAGCATCAGATCTCACATCCCGCCTTCCCGTCTTCTCACAATCAAGAAATCGCAATGGAAAGCAAAGAATTGCTGATACTAGATGGAATAAAGCTGTAAAAAGTAACAATCCTGCTGTTTTGAGACTCATAGAATACTATGCTGATGAAGAATCCTATATTAAATCAGTATTTCCTAATGTAAAATGGACTAAAGGTTCATTTTCTATCTCTCCATGTCATATTTATCCTGCATTTACTGATAGAGAAGAAGATTCTTGGACTCCCGACAAAATTTTAAGAGATATTAGCCTTGTAAATAAGGTATTTGATAAAATAAGTGCTAGTCCTCTTAATGGAAAACACGCAGTTAACATTGAAGATGCTCAAATTGCTCTAGATTACCTAGATTCCCTTCATTTTGACAAACTTTCTATCTCCCGCCAAGTTCTATGGTTCATTTTGCATCGCAGAATAGCTAATAATTTTTATTTAAACTATAAAATTACTGATTTAGACTTAAATATTTAATTGCTGATTTTAAAAATTCAATATTATCTTCAAATTGACCTAAAGCAATATTACAGTTCGTACATAAAATTCCCCTAGCCTTTTTTTTATTATGACAATGATCCATAGAATCTTTATCTGTAATAGGTTCTAAGCAAATTGCACACTTACCACCTTGTTTTTCAAAAATAGCATAAAATTGTTTTTTTGTAACGCCATAATCTCGTAGTCTGCGTCTCCAAGTCATGTCTTCATTTTCTTTTAAACGCAATTCTTCATTATTTGCTCTACGATCTTTTAAATATTGCTTATGACACTCTCTACACTTATTTCTATCTTTTAAAAATAAAGAAAGTTCTCCTGTTGTCCCGCAATTCTTACATGTTTTCATGAATCTCCAAATACTTTATCATATTTTCTAAAATTTCTGTATTGTCTTTTGCAGCACCCAAGCCAAGATTACACTTTCTGCATAAAAGGCTTCTAATTTTACCTGTTTTATGATCATGATCTACTGCAGAGTAAGTTTTTATCTCTTTATGACATATATCACACTTATAATCTTGATTTTTAAGCATGTTTTCACGATCTTCTAATGAGAGTCCATAAGCAGCTTTTAAATGTGTCTTTCTGTTAGAAATTTTTATTTTTTCAGGATTATCATCTTTCCAGTTTTTATTTTTTTCTAAAAAACATGGTTCACAATATGCTGTAAGTCCATCTTTGCGTGACTTCCATTTATAAAATTCTGATCTTTCTTTACGTTCCCCGCATTTTGGACATCTTTTATGAGTATCAGTATTTCCTTCATACCAAGCAAATGCTCCCTTATTAATACATGCTCTGCAATATACTCTATTTTTAAATTCTGACCTTTTCTTTTTAATTTTACATTTTGGACAGAGCTTGTGAGTTTTTGTATTACCTTTATAATAGCTACCTTTTTGTGACCCCATATCTGTATCATATCATATCTTTTAACAAAATAGAACATTTTTAATTTTCTTCGTTTGTTATTGAATCAAATCCTTGTACGATACACATTTTGAAATCAAAAATCAAAAAATTATAGTCCGCCCGCTATGTCCGATTTGTGGTGATTTCTTCCCTAAAATGTGACATAGATAACAAAACTGTTATAAATAATGTCCGATTTGTGGTGATTTATAAGTTGATAATGTCAGACCCCCGTGTTATAGTTCTACTATAAGCAGTTAAGAGATACTTAACACTTAAAGGAAAGGTGGTTCTAAAATGAACTACACTAACGAGATTTATAACGAAATCCAAAAGGATTTCGGTATCACTAAGCCAATGTCTGCTAGTGAAATTGCCACTATGGTAAATAATTGGGCGGTATTGCCTAAGTCAGAGCAGGTCAAGTACCTCTCCCGCCGTGAAGGATTTATCCTCTAGTCACGGCGTGTCGCCTTGCTAATGTCAGTCTAATCTGATACAGTTCCACTAATAGATAAACAAAAAGAAAAGAGAATTAGAAAATGAAATACACATACACGCAAGATAGACAGCATGATAAGTGGGCTACTGTATCAGATGTCTTTGATGTGCTAGATGATGAACTAGATACAGATGACTCAGATTTGTTCCTAGAGGTTGATGACTTTGATGAACTAGAGGTGCTCTAATGAATGACCCGCTAAACTTTGCAGGTGCTATCCAATTGGATCACCTAACAGATGAACAACTTGAAATTGTAAACGATGTTTTTAAGGATTGGAAATAAATAAATGGCTAAGATGACAGACTACGAAATTGAAGAGTCATACAAGATGATGTTAGATGATGTTTACGGAACTGTGATGATTGCAGGCTATGAGTATGACACTAGCAGAGCACTCTATGAGTGTGACCCTATTGCCTATCGTGTAGGGTTGTCAGACTATGAATCAGAACTAGAACAAGATGAAGAGGATGATGAAGAGGATGATGAATAAAAAAGAATTAGATAAACTGCTAGACATTCATTATGGATGTCTAGTTGTGGCTGTCACTGTTGTATAAACTTAGATAAAAAGATTTTAGATTTAATAAATAAATCGGCGTGTTAATTTGACACGCCCGCCGATTTTGGCGCGCCAAAAATCGGACAATTCGGACATTTAAGACATTAAGTTAAGATACCTTGTCAATACGACACGCCGTTAAGATCGTGTGATTTTAATCACAAAAATATTTTTTAAAATGTCCGATTTATACCGATTTTAAAGTTGATAATGCCAGTCCCCTATGCTATAATTCCATTATTGAACAAAAAGAAAGGTGGTCAAAATGACTACATTAACAAAAGAGTGCGTTAAGCACACCCCGTTCGTTCCTGCGATTTCGTTTGTATCTACAAATGCCTCAGATTTAGGCACAGAGTATACATTTTGTGAAGTTTGTGAACAAGACATTTCTCGTTTTATGACAGAAGATCCAGATCGTGGATACTACTTCACTCGTTGGAGTGTTAAGTAATGTCAGTGGGTTCTGCTATACTTTCATTATTAACAAAAAGAAAAGGAAATTAAAATGTCAAAATCACTAATGAATAAACTCTATAAGGGTTGCCTATTTATTCACAATGACGAGAACTTTCTCGTAAATGAAATCCGTGAACTAGATGATGAAAATGAAATCATCTCAGTTTGGCTAACAGATAGCGAAGCGGATTTCACAATCTTTACAGATTCTTATTCTGAGTTTCTTTCTAAGGTGGTTAAATAAATGATTATTCTAACAATCATAACCCGCCTAATTTTGCTGGGTATCTTGACAATGGCAATTCCATTATGCTATGCTATGGGCAAGCAGATTTTAGATAAGGAACAGTGGTAATGAAAAGAAAATTAAGAAATAAATGGTCAGAGTTTTTTGAGAACTATTTCTGTCCTATGGGTATCCACTCGTTTGTAAAGTTTGCAACAGTTGATACAACTTATAGATACTGCCGTCATTGTTTTTTTCAAATGGATTTTTCTAAATGACAATTAAATTACAAGTATCTGCAGTTGTATTAGTTATCTTGTTTGCTATTCTAAGTCCCGCCGATTCTTATGCTAAAACCTATCGTGCTCATAACATTAAAGGTTATACTGTTCACTATAATTTTTTCACACATAAAAAGCATTAGCACAATGTCAGTCCATAGTGCTATAATACAACTAACAACAAAAGAAAAGGATAACAATAAAATGACACTAGAAAATCGTACTTACCAAGTCGGAGATTTGTTCACAACTCAACGCTCAAAGGTAACGGGAACAATTAAGGAAATCGTACCCGTCAATGCTCGCACAACTCGTGTGAAGTTGTCAGTTGACGGCTCAGACCGCTGGACAACTGTAACAATCAAGTAAGTTTAGCAAATCGCTAAATAACCTGAGCAAGTTATAAAAAGGCTCACCATTAACCCAACTAATAAAGGATAAAAAATAAAATGCTATTCACATTCTCAATCATTCAAGATAAGCGTGAAGTTCTTTCATTCAACTCAAAGAATGCAGTGCAGGCTCATTCACTAGTAACACTAGCAAATAAGAATGCAAAGTATAAAAAGGATTTTCTTACTTATTCTTACCGCCGAGCAAAATAATCTGATATAATAAATTTTGGGCGGGTTTACTCCTATTTACCCGCCCAATACACTAACGAAAAGGAATAGTAAATAAAAATGATGACAAGAAAAGACTATGTATCAACAGCAGAAATTCTAAACAGTTATGGCGCAGACATGAAGCTGGAAGTGTTTGAGGATTTGGTTCATGATTTTTCTGTAATGTTCGCAGAGGATAATGAACGATTTGATGCTGATAGATTTTTTGAAGAGTGTTTCAAAAATCTAAATGTCTAAATAAAAAATAAATAAATTGTTAGTGGGACACGCAAGTGTCCCACTTTAACCTGTAGCCTTTTTTGGTAGTAATCATACACACCCCCTATGGGGGTGTAAAGGATTAATACCATGAAACAAACGGAAAAAAGCGCAAGGATAGATCCTCTGGCTCCTCTTGACATGATCCAATTTTTTGGCGCGTGTCAAGGCGACACGCCGTTAAGATCGTGTGATTAAAATCACACGAAATAATGTTAAATTAACTTGATAGTGTCAGTCATGTGTGTTATAATTCCATTATCAACAAAACGAAAGGGTCAAAATGACTACTATTAAAACCTTCTGCCAGTTCTGTGATTCTTACTGTGGCGATATTTCTATCTTTGACGCACCTTACACGGGTGAGCCTATCTGTCATGACTGTAATGAGGCAGAGGATAACGCTAAGATGATTTCAGATATGGCGGTGTTGTAATATGGAAATGTTTACTGTTGCCTGCTTATTCTATGAAATTTGCGGGGCCAGTATTCAGATGGATGAATCTGAGTATAATGTCTATGGTGATGACTGGATGTGTCATGAGTGCTATGATCAACACGATATGTTTATGTTTGGGTGGGAGACTGTCAGTGAGTAATGCTATAATCATGCCTATGAAATTGAAACGCTCTAATGATAGAAAAGTTGCTAATGCTGTTTCTCCTAATGGAAAGACTGCTACTATTGCTAATACCTTCGGACTTCCCGCTGGTAAGGCGTACTCATGCCCTGGGGCTACTAGTATCTGTGAAAGTGTATGCTATGCAGGCAAATTAGAAAAACTATTCAAGGGTGTCAAGGCTAATCTTCTGCATAATTGGGATTTACTAAAAGACGCTGATAGTGAAACTATGGTGTCATTGCTTAATATAATGATAGATGAGTTTATTATTGACTGTGATAAAAAGTCTGCTCCCCGCTTATTCCGTATTCATTGGGACGGGGATTTCTTTAGTGATATATATACCTATGCATGGAAAACTGTAATTGAATCTCATCCTAGTGTTCAATTTTGGGTGTATACACGGGTAAAAGAATCTGCAATTATTTTGAAAGATGTGAAGAATCTTTCACTTTACTATTCAACTGATGATGATAACGCTGAAATTGGTGCGGGACTCAAGACTAATCATAATGTACGCCTCGCATACTTAGGTAAAACTTTCAAGGCTACTGAATCTAAGATGAAAGAATTGACGGGTAAGGTAGGTGCTAAGTGTCCTGAAAATAATAAATCTATCCCGCTAATTTCAACTAATGGTTCTGCTTGCGTGTCATGCGGGTTGTGTGTGTTTGGTAAAGCAGATATCCGATTTAGTGCAACTAAAAAATGATAAACACAATAATGATACAGTGGTCCATAACAATTGTTGTGGGCCTTGTTGCATATTTTATAGATAATTTTAAAAAATAGACTTGACAATTAGCTGAAAATCGGCGCGCCTGTCAAGGCGACACGCCGTTACGACTGGTCAAATAATCTCTGGAATATGTGAGGTTAATCACACTGCTTGAGCGTCTCATATCTTGATATTACTCACAAGTAATGTGCCAATTGTCAGTGCAAAATGGTATACTTCCACTATTAGAAAGAAAGAAGGTCAATAATGAACCTAGAAGAATACAAGGCTTACGTCCTTGAAACCCGCCGTCAGTCCACAGTGTCAGTGGTCAGTGCTATAATTAACTCAACAAAGAAAGAAGGTAGCAAATAATGCTAATCTCAGAAGCCTTAGAAGGCAAATTCCACCGTTCATACCGTAATTCCCGTGAGGGCATAATTCAATTCGCAGATTTGCGAAAAGATGTTTGCGGATTAGATGAAGGCGTGTTTGCTTATGCTTGCAAAGTACGCCCACATTGGAACGGTACAGGATTTCCTAAGCCTGATTTTTATACAACAGTTTATGTGAAAGTAGATGGTGAGTAATAAATGGGTAATATAATGGAAAATCTAGAAGGCGTGTTCATATGTGATGAATGCGATACTCTTGCAACAATGTCAGTGCAAGGTGATACAATAACTATCTCACAATGTCAATGTCTTACCCTAGATTGGAATAACTAATGTACAAAATAACTGCGACCTATGACGAAAGTTTCGTCCCCGTTTTTATTGCACAATACTCAGACGCATTAACGGCGTTTGATGAGTTTGCAAAGTGCAAAGACTGGGGAAATGCAAAAGAGTTTGCAACTTATAATCTATCGCTACCTGATGGCAAAATGTACACAAAGTGGTTTAACCGTAATGGTACAACTGGCGGAAAGTAATGTCAGTCCAACCTGCTATAATACTCTAACCCAACAAACAAAGGAGAGAAAATGACAGTATCAATCAATCACAACTTAACTTTCACTACTGAATTAGATGAAAATCATCCAGTAGCACAACTTCTGCTATCTTTATCTTATGAGAATCAAGTGGCAATGCTTGAAGGCATGTTAAAGGATTTAGTTGCACCTGCAATTCAACCTTTTTTAGATGAAATTAATGAAGGAAATACTTACGCATTATTGAAAGTGGGTGCATAAATGGGAAGCAATTTCGCTAATGAACTATCAACTATGTCAGACATATCTCTAGAGAATGCTATCGCAATTCACTTGCAGAGTAATCACTACCCGCCCGTTCCGTTGTCAATGGTGCAACCTTGCATAGATGCAATTGATGCATATTGGGAAAGTGATAGTGACCGACTAATTGAATTACCTGAACCAGTAACTTGGCGGGGACAGACAACTGCACCTGCTTATGCAATTATTGAAAATCATCACTTGGATGCTTGGTGCACAGAAGACTATGAGGAATAAGATCATGGATAAAGTAAAGAGAATTCAAGAGTTAAGGCGTAGCAATGCTGCTACGCCTCTGCGTAATAAAAAGAAATACACACGCAAAGAAAAATATAAAAATAAGCTTGACAATTAACTAAAAATCGGCGCGCCTGTCAAGGCGACACGCCGTGTTACGACTGTGATATAAATCACCTGGAGCTGAATCGGACAAATTGGACAAATGTATTTTAACTTTAGTTTATGAAGTGGACAGATGTCAGTCGCTTATGCTAGACTAGGCTTACATTAACGAAAGGAAAATAATGACAAATGTCATGTCGCAAGTTCACCGCTCAGAAGTTGAGTCTGGTGAAGTTTCACTCGCTGTATCTCTACGCTCTAATCCTGCTTGGCATAGTTTTGCTAATGCTACATTCTCTAAAGAGGACGAAGTAACAACTGCTAAAATGCTTGAGGGTGCTAAACTCTCTAATTGGAATGTTGCACTTGAGCCTGTTGCTGACTTGCTCGGTGATAACTATAATCAAATTGGCGAGAACTTTCTCGTCACCCGTGACAATCCTTATACAGAAGGTCAGAAAGATGTTCTCTCTGTTGTAGGTTCACGCTACAAGACTGTTCAGAATGAAGAGTTATTTTCATTCGCTGATAATCTACATGATGGTAATTCAGATGTGTATTGGGAATCTGCTGGTTCTCTAAAGAATGGTCGTGTTGTATTCGGTACAATGTCTATTCCTCGCACAATCGTTCTTGACCCTAATGGTGTCAATGATGAAACTAAGTTGTATCTCGTAGTTTATACCTCACATGATGGTTCTGTTGCTGTTCAATCTGCTATCACTCCCGTTCGTGTTATGTGTCAGAATACTCTGAATCTTGCAATGCGTAAGGCAAAGCAATCTTTCAAGATTCGTCACACTCAGACAGTTGATGGCAAAATTGCAGCAGCACGAGAGGCTCTCGGTCTTACATTCGCATACGCTGATGAGTTTGAGAAGCAGGCTCAAGAGTTGTTTGCTGTTGAAGTTTCAGATAAAAAGTTTTCTGAGATTATTAATAAGATGTATCCAAAGCCTGAGTCTGATAAAAAGGGTTCAATTAAAAAGTGGGAGAATAAAGTTGTCCTACTTGATGAGTTGTATCATAACTCTCCTACTAACGCTAACATTAAAGGAACTGCGTGGGGCGTGTTAAATGCAATGACCGAGCGACTTGACTACTATCGCACAGCCCGTAAAGCAGGAGATAGTTTAATGGCTTCCGCTTCAGGTTTTGACCCTGTAATCACGGCAGAAAAAAATAAATTAGTTAAGCAAGTTTTGGCACTTGCTAAATAATTAAAAGGTGGGGGCTGAAAAGCCCCCACTATTTTTTTTCAACTTGACAAAGCTGGAAAAATCGGCGCGCCTGTCAAGGCGACACGCCGTGTTACGAATGTGATTTATATCTCTGGGATCTGTGGGATTTGGATTTGATTTCACCAAAGTTTTATGGTATTATTGCCAATTCAAGATCCAATAGATCAATCGGTTAGATCACTTGCCTGTCACGCAAGAGGTTGCGGGTTCAAGTCCCGTTTGGATCGCATGTCAGTGGTATATGTTATACTACGATTAAATGAAAGGTAAACTAATGAATGATATAAAAGAAACCTGGCTCAAATGGGACTATGTATGCACAAATTGTGATAGTCATGTAGAAATGACTATTAAATGTTTTGGATTTCATCATAGCGAAGTATGTCCTAAATGCCATTTTGCTCTATCACTAATGTCAGTGGTAGATGTTACAATACCTTCTATACCCGCCCAACCAAAGGAAAATAAAATGGATAATACTTTTACACTTACAGACCCAACCCTAGTCCCTATTACTAATCCCGCCCAACAAGTTTCTGTATTTGTAGATGGTGGACGGGTTACAAAGACACTTGAAGAAATCTCTGCTGATATTGTTAAATATAATAATCTTATCAAAGAACTTCATAATCATAACAACAAGGTATTCCTAGTTGATAATATCATTAACTCACGATTTGAAGACTCAGAAGACCAAGATACATTGACAGAAATTGCTAAGGCTCTAGATATATCTTTAACTAAAGAGATTACTTGGTCTGCAACAGTTACAATTACTGGAACTACTGAAATTAATCTTGGTGAGGACTATGACCTATACTCTAAGGTATATGATGAACTCTGTGAGTTGTATAACTATGACTTCTCTATTGATAATGTAGAGGAGCGATAATGTCTGATGAATCCGTTTTAGATTATATTCAATCTCATGTTGAAGAATTGCGGGAAGACCTAGAAACTAATGCTGATAGGTCTGACTATGAATACTATGATGGTGCTATTGAAGCATTGGAACATATTCTAGCAAAGTTTGGTAGAGAGTAATGGCTACTAAATTAACTATATGGATTGCTGATTATTCATCTGAAGAGATGGAAGAGATGGAGATTGACCCTGCTAGTAGTGCTGTATCCAATTTGCAATATGATGGATTTAATGTGCTAGAATGGGACATTGATTTTGATGTACGCTATCCACCAAAGGAGAACTAATGGTAATAACACTACAAGTACCTAATCCCGCCCAAATGGGCTATGGGCTGGGGAAGTGTATGCAATTCGGGGTAGAGTATGAAGTCCTACCTAATCTACAAGTAGAACTAACTTCTGCTGATGAAATTAAACTAACAAAGATGGCAGTAGCCTTTCAAGGCAAATTGCTAGATGTTAAACAAACTGAGTATGTATCTGGTGATGTGCCTAAGCATGAGGTAATGTATGCTAAAACACATAGACCTCTAAAGACAACACGGCGGTAATGTCAGTGGGTAGTGCTACAATACACTTCTAAACAAAGGAGATAAAATGTCACAACCCATTGGTTCTGTATGCTGTAATGCTGATGTAAACTCTTATAACCTAATAGACGCAGATGGCAAGTATGCAGGCGATCTGTTTCAGTGTTTTGAGTGTGAATCGTACAGCCTAGAATGTCGTAACTAAACTTGACATAGGCTATCTGCCTATGTTATACTTCAACCCAACCCAACAAACAAAGGATAATAATAAATGGCAAGCACAAAGTCAATTACAGTTAAGGTCGCAACTTCTAAGGTTATCAAGGCACTTGAGGAAAAGTCAGCGGAACTGACAAAGCAACAAGCCTTGTTCACTAAAGAGCAAGAGGATAACACGGCAGAGCGACTTCGTTATGAGAAGGCAGTTGAAAAGTATAACAAGGACATGATTAAGGCTGTATTGCCTCACATTAGCAAGAATACAAGCGGTGGTGTCCGTTATCGTGCCTATAATGACACTATTAATGTAGATGTTTACATTCCTGCTCAGGGTATTAATTTGCCTACTGAACCTGAAAGTCCTGAGTATACCTCTAAGCAATTTAGTGTAGCCTCACAACTTGAGGAAGTCAATAATGCTATCCGTATCTTAAAGATGACAGATGAGGAAACTGTTTCTACATCTACATTCAATAAGATTGCTCAGTATCTCTAATCAAATAAACAACTGGGTGGGGAGTCTTGACTTCCCACCCCTTATCTGATAGGATACCCACTATGGGAGACACAATAAACTTTATCGTAATACCACTAGCACTAATTTCATTAATGATTATCGGACTGTTTAGGAGTCATGAATAATGGGAGCAAGAACTAACTTCATTGTCAAGCAAGGCGAGAGCAGTTTCGTCACATTGTATTCACATTGGGGCGGTGATACAAAACTTCAAGACCTTGCCTATGCACTAAACAAAGCAAAGCCACGCTGGACAGATTATGGTTATGCTACTCGTATTCTATTCAACGCATTACAGGAAGACCATGATTCAGAAACTGGTTATGGAATTTATGCTGATGAATTTGGCGGGGAAGAAAGTTATCAATCCACTATCATTGATTTCACTAATCAAACTGTCATAGTAGACGAGCAACCAATTCCATTTGATTTATTTATTCAGACTTGGAGTAGAGTAAATGCCTAGATATCTAGAGACAGCCGTAACTCTGGCGATAATCGGTATGAATTTGTTCGGAATATGTGTAGGGGTTCAAATTGGCAGATATTTATGGAATAGAGATTCCAAATGAAACACACAACCGCCGAATACTTGGCGTGGATTGATGAACAAGAATCAAGCGACAAATTGATTAATGCTTTACGCCTAGCCAACCGAGATGTGTTGGGGAGGCATGAGGGAGAAATGTTGCCGACAGGTTCTTATCCTTATGAATCAAGCGACCAATACGAAAGTCATCAATGTAATTGTTGTCGCGTTGATTTCCCCTGCCCTACCTACCTAGACATAGCCCAA